AGCCGGATCATCTGGCCAATATCGATATCTGGAACCTGCGCGGCAAGGCCGTGCCCATGGATAAGCTCGCCCCTAAAATCATCCGCAGGGCGGCAAAAAAGGGCTATATCGCGGTGATCATTGACCCGATCTACAAGGTGATCACCGGGGACGAGAACAGCGCCAGCGAAATGAGCGCCTTCTGCAATCAGTTCGATAAGGTGTGCAACGAGCTCGGCTGCGCGGTGATCTACTGCCACCATCACTCCAAGGGCGGCCAGGGCGATAAGCGCAGTATGGACCGCGCATCCGGTTCCGGCGTATTCGCCCGTGATCCGGACGCGCTCCTCGACCTGATCGAGCTCCAGATCACGGAGGACCTGATCAAACAAAGGGAGAACGAAACGACGCGGCTGCTGTGCATCCATTCCCTCGACCGGGAAGAGGACGATTGGGAGAATTACGTAAGCGACGACGATATGCTCAGCGCTTCCAAAATGCTGAAATACTGCGAAAAGCATCTGAGCGTTGCGTCTCATCAGCGCCTTCTGAACGAGATCGAAGACGCCAAGAAAAAGACGGCGGCCTGCACCGCGTGGAGGATCGAAGGCACGCTGCGCGAATTCCCGAAGTTCCCGCCGCTGAACGTCTGGTTCCGTTTCCCCGTCCACGTGCCGGATGAAACCGGAGCTCTGGAGGATCTGCAGAGCGAAACAGGCCGCGGCGCTCCCTACGCGATGAATTTTTCAAAGAAAAAGACGAAAGCGCAGAAAAAAGAAAGCCGACGTCAATCTCTCATGACGGCCTTTTCTTCGGCGGAAGAAAACGGCGCAGCACCCGTTCGCGACGTCGCCGAATACCTCGGTGTGGAACCGAAAACGGTCAAGAATTACGTAGCCGAAAACAGCGATTTATACCGTGTTGAAAACGGCCTGATCATAGCAGTCGGAAACGGAAAAAATCGATAAATTTTCCATTTTCCGAAAGTGGAAAAAATCGATAACTTTATCGAAAATTTCCAAAAGTGGAAAAAATCGATAAATTTATCGAAATTTTCCGGAAGTGGAAAAAAGTATACCCCCTACGGGGTAAGATGTGTTTTTTTCCACCCCTCGCGGGGCAAGGGGAAAAAAGTGTGGCGGCTGAGGCTGCCGCCGCACACAACTTTTTCCCTTTCCTTGCCGGGGCAAAATGATTGAACCTTGAAAAATTTAAATTTGGACTTGACAAAGATTGTTGCTACAATTATAATGATGATTGTAGCAACAACGATTGTGAGGTGAATATAAGTTGGCTGCTATGAAGAAAGGCACAAAACTTACCGAAAATCCAAAAGATTATATGCTTCGTGTTCGGTTGGATCAAACAACAGTAAAAAAATTAGATGCTGTTTGCGAAAAGAAACAAATAACGCGCTCTGAAGCTGTTCGTCGTGGAATCGATAAGTTGAGTGAAGAATAAAAAAAAGAAGCACAAGCAGCCCCTACCAAAGTTCGCTTGCACTTCAAGTCCGACAGGGATATCCCCATCTGAAATTAATTTTACATCAGATGGGCTTCCTTTGTCAAACACAAATTTTGAAAGGAAGTCATTTTTTTTATGTTCAATGTGGATATTTCCAACAAGTCCCCGCGCTTTCAAAAGGCTCTTAAATTCTTTCGTTATGCAGATACCAATTCTTTATACCTTGCTTTTGATTTGTTTAATGAGTACAAAGAAATCGTGAGGGAATCAGATGTGAAGCAATCGGAATTTGTTGTTATGATGGAGTTTGCTGCTATGATGTACGTTCTTGGTCATTCAGAAGGCGTTCAAAGTGAAAGGAGAAAAAAAAGACAATGAAAAAAATAGATTACAGTTTTCTTAACTCAGCAAAGAAAATGCCTCCGCTTAAACACAAAGTCGGCAAGGAGTTCGATGTGAATACTAGCGAAGTAATAACATGGCTTCTCGGTCAACCAAAAATCAAACAGAAAATATTCGATATGGCCAACCAGCATGGTTTTATAATTTATAATTCAAACACTAATACGTGGCAGGGATGTGATTATGAAGATTAGTTTTTTCATGCCGATGAAATCGATCCCCACGGTCACCTCTCAGGAGAAGGGAATCAACTTCGACGCCCGGCGCGTGTATACCAAAAATTCCGTGCTTTCCGTCAAGGCGCAGTACAGGGCGCTGCTGGCGCCGCACCGGCCGGAGACGCCGTTGCGCGGCGCGGTAAGGCTTATGGTGATCTGGCAATTCCCCGTTACCGGCAAACATAAGCCCGGCGATTACAAAACGAGCAAACCGGATACGGATAACCTGATCAAGCTGCTGAAGGACGTTATGACGGAGCTGGGCTTCTGGAAGGACGACGCGCAGGTGGCGATCGAACAGCTGGAGAAGGTCTACAACGAACCGAGCGGCATTTACATCGAAGCGGCCGAAATGGGAGGGGTACAATGAACTGGAAAGATGAAGCCAAACGCGAAATCCGGAACTACAAGGCGCTGAAGCAGTCGATCCCGAATATCAAAGAACGCATCCTCAGCATTCAGGCGCAGAAGACCTCGCTGCAATCCTCGTCCGACAGTACGCCGGTTCAGAACGGCGGAAACAAATACGAGGACCGTCTTCTCGATCTGATCGTGCTGGAAAAGCGGCTGCGCCTGACGCTCAAGGCCGATCAGATCCGCATTGACCTGATCGAGCGCGGGCTCTCGGTATTATCGGAAACGGAGCGCGATATGCTGCTGGAGTTTGCGGATAACCGCCCGTCCGAGGCCGTGGAGATCCTGCGGGACCGTACGGGGTATGAACGGGCGCAGATCTATCGCCTTTACGATCACGCGCTGTATCGTTTTACGCTGGCCGAATACGGAATCCCGGAATTTTAAATGAGACAAACGTGAGACGGACAAAACGGATTTTCTGTGATATACTGTGATCATCAAAGTGTATCACGGGGACGTCCGAACGATCGGGCGCCCCGTTTTTATTCCGAGGAGGGGCATATGGGTACAGGCACAGTACGGTACCGACCGGATCGGGAAGGGCAGCACCGGACCCAGTTCGATAAAAACAAGCGGATCATTCTGCGCACACAAGACGTTTGCGGGATCTGCGGACGACCGGTGGATAAAACGCTGCGTTATCCGCATCCGATGAGCCCCACGGTGGATCACATTATTCCGGTATCAAAAGGCGGCCATCCTTCCGATATCGATAACCTGCAGCTCGCTCACTGGTGCTGCAACCGGCAGAAGAGCGACAGCCTTGCGATTTCAGAAGAGCAAAACAACGAAAAGCAAGGCAATGAATCCTTCCGGCAAAACAGACGGCTGCCGCAGTCTATGGACTGGACCACCTACAGGGGGTAGACCCCCCGGGGGCGTCAACTCCGACCCTCACCGCCGCACACTGTGCGGAAAAGTGCGACAGAGGATGGGGAGGCGCGCGGAAAATAATATTAAAAATAAAGAGGGGAAACGGATGATTGGAATGGAGGGGCTGCGGCGCAGGCTGGAGGCGAAACGCGCGCGGGTGCTGCTGCGGTATCAATATTACGACATGAAGTACACCGTGCAGGATCTCGGGATCTCCACGCCGGATGCGCTGCGCGGGCTGCAGAGCGTGCTCGGGTGGTGCGGCAAGGCGGCGGACAGCATCGCCGACCGGCTTGTGTTCCGGGGCTTCGGCGAGGGCGCCGGGGAGATCTTCGACCTGCAGGGCATTTTCAACCTGAACAATCCGGACGTGTTTTTCGATTCCGCGTTCCTCTCGGCGCTTATAAGCGCGTGCTGCTTTATTTACATCAGCGCGGACGAGGCCGGGTTCCCGCGGCTGCAGGTGATCGACGGCGCGAACGCCACCGGCGACGTCAACCCGATCACCGGTTTGCTGAACGAGGGCTACGCGGTGCTCAAGCGCGATCCGGAAAACGAGACCGTGATCACGGAGGCGTATTTCACGCCGACGCAGACGGAGATCTATACCGCCGGGCAGAAGCGCCCGCAGATCTATCCGCATAAGGCGGGGCACCCGCTGCTTGTGCCGTTCATCTACAAGCCGGACGCCAAGCGCCCCTTCGGGCATTCGCGCATCACGCGGGCGTGCATGGATATCGTGAACAGCGCCATCCGCACCGTGAAGCGCAGCGAGATCTCGGCGGAGTTCTACAGCTACCCGCAGAAATATGTGCTCGGTACGGATCCGAACAACGAACCGCTGGAAAAGTGGCGCGCCACGATCTCCACGATGCTGGAAATCTCCAAGGACGACCAGGGCGACAAGCCCACCGTGGGGCAGTTCAGCCAGCAGAGCATGGAACCGCACCTGGCGCAGCTGCGCATGTTCGCGGGGCTGTTCGCCGGAGAGACGGGGCTCACGCTGGACGATATGGGCTTCCCGAGCGAGAATCCCTCTTCCAGCGAGGCGATCAGGGCCAGCCACGAGCTGCTGCGGCTTACCGCGATCAAGGCGCAGCGCACCTTCGGCGTAGGGATCCGCAACGTCGGGTACCTCGCCGCCTGCGTGCGGGACGACCGCACCTACCTGCGGCAGCAGTTTGCCGAAACGCGGCTGCTGTGGGAGCCGATCTTCAGTCCGGATGCTTCGCAGCTCGCCGGGATCGGCGACGCGGTGCAGAAGATCCAGCAGGCGTTCCCGGAATACTTCACCGAAGAGAAGCTGCGCAGCCTGACCGGTATTTAACGGAGGCGTTTATGACACCGGAAGAAAAAGACGAGTTCATGGAGAGCGTGCAAAGGATTTATGAAACAATCAGCGGATTTGCATATGCTGCCGAAGCGATACTGGATGAGATCGCCGATGCGCTACAGGCAATCGCTGAGAATCTTGCGACAATGATTTCGCCCGTTATTGATACCGTTGTTGGGAAGCTTGCAAAAGAACGTTCCCGGGAGGCTTCGCGCCGAAGACCGGAACCGCGCGCGGCAAAAACGCGCCCGCCGTTCCGCAAACGGCTGAAGATCTTCCGGTGCAGGAACAGCTGCTGAGAATAATATACCGGGCTTTCCGCCCGGCATGATATACGCGCCCATGGGCGCGCATGAAGGGAAGGAGGGCGGGGAAATGGCGGAGGTATCGGAAGCGCTGCGCAAAAAGATGCTGTCCCTGTTCAAAACCAAAAGAGAGACGGATTCGCAGATCTCCGCGTTCCGGCGGAAACTGGACGCAAAGAAGGCCACGCAGGCCGACGTTTCGGATTATTCCGCCCGGCTGGGCGAGCTTGCCCGTGATACGATCCGCGAGGTGCTCACGCCCGATGAGCTGCCGAACGAGACGCTTTACTTCAATATCCTGATGGATACCGTGGATCCGCTGATGCGCAGCGCCCACGCCCTGGTCAACCGGACCGCCGCAGAGGCGCAGAAGATCATAGACGAGGCGAACGGGCTGGGCCTGAACGAAGTGGAGGCGCCGTACCCGCGGAGACGGGTTCGGGATCTGCTTTTCAAGGCGGGTGATCCCGAGCTCGATCTCGCCTCCCAAATGCGGCTGTTAAGCGAGCCGATCGTAACGCTGACGCTGGCCTTCTACGACGACCACGTCAGGGTGAACGCCGAAGAGCGCTTCCGTGCCGGCATGGCGCCGAAGATCGTGCGCCGGGCCTCATTCAAGTGCTGCGACTGGTGCGCTTCGCTTGACGGTACCTACGATTACGGGGACGTCAGCAACACCGGCAACGACGTGTTCCGCCGGCATGAGCGCTGCCGCTGCACTGTGGAATACGTGTGCGACGGCCAGCGGCAGGACGTTTGGAGCAAGAAGATCTACGCCGCGGACGAGGACACGCTCAGCAGCCGCGATACATACCACACCTCCACCGGGGACACCTCGCCGGAAACGCTGCAAATGCGCAGTAAGTATGGGCTTGAAACAGAGGCGGCAACCGCACTTTTAAAAGATCATGACATAACTTTTGAATATAGAAAAAAAGCGCGCCCAGGACATGGGCGCATTGTTATTCCGGATAATTATGATCTGTCAAAATACAGGGCGGAGTATGAAACTGCAAATAAAATACTGGAAATTTTCGGCGGTGAAATAGAATTATTACAAGAATCAAGAGTGCCAGGCGAAAAACGATCCGATTATCTTTGGAATGGAAAAATGTGGGAGCTGAAAAAACCGACAACAGCAGACGCAATTGACAGTGCAGTCAGGAAAGGGTTAAAACAGATTGGCAATAATCCTGGAGGAATTATTCTTAATTTTGAAAATGGAGTAGTATCAGTTGATGATATTCTTCAACATGTAGACTATCGAATGCGACGATCAAAAGGAAGTTCAACAGGTAAGTCGGCCGTTGACGTGATAATAATAGTTCAAGGTACCGTGAAGAATGTTTTGCGCTATACATAAAAGTAGAGCGACCCTCCGCCAATAAGGGGCAGAGGATCGCCCTACAGTAACGCTGAACACTTGCGTCACCTTAATTATTATATCAAGAAATCAGAAAAAAGTCAACAACATAATATCTAAACATTAGCGCTTTCGGGCGCTTTTTTTATATGTCATGAAAAGAGGTGAGCCGGCTTGTTTGTAGCCGTTGTCGTTTTCTATCTTCTGTATCAGTTGCAGGAGATGATCACAGTGCCTAAGTGGGCGTTTGTGTTGCTATGGGTATCATTTTTGCTTGGCGCGATAAGGCTGTTCTGTGAAATCGTCGAACTGATTGCAGACGCCAGAATAAAACCGTAAGAATCGTACCGTCAAAATTGTTTGCATTGAAGTGTAATTCCTACCGTAAACAGAACCAAAAACAACCAATTTTAAAAATAAAATGCAGTTTTAACCGTGAAAAAGTGCTGTTAAAACCAAAACTGAGAGCAAACGCTTCGGGATCGATCCCGGGGCGTTTCGTTATATAAAAACCAACCGAAGGGAGAAAAAACATGATGGATTTAAGAGACACCGTCGATCTGATGTGCAGCGAACACCACGAGAACCGGTTCATTGCGGAATACCGGCAGACGAAGATCCGGTATGAGCGGCTTCACCGCCTGATTATCAAGGCCCGCGCCGGCACGCTCGGGTTTAAGATGAAGTGCAGCGTGGAGCTGCTGGAGGCGCAGGCCGCTGCGATGGGCCAGTACCTGAAGGCGCTGGAGATCCGCGCCGAAAAAGAAGGCATCGACGTGGGCGATCTGATGTAGGAGTGAAGTGATAGAAATCGAGGATCTGAAAAGAATTACGCTGTATGATCTGGCGAAAATGACGTCGGAAACGCAGACTGAAATCACTGTTACAATAGAACCCGATCGGCAGGAAATTCAGGTTGAACCGTGGAAACCGTTCGAGTATAAATGCCCGAATGCGCTTTCAGCTGCAACAGAACTGCCGGGAATGCCGGAACCGGGAATGGAACCGGTGTTTGGTGCGTTGGGATCTGATCTTTGGAAAAGGGTATGCTTGTTCTCAGCTGTCAACGAAAAAAGCTTTTCAGACATGCTTCGCGAGATTGTTAAAATTGGATTTGATAATATGTAGTTCTTCGTGAAGAATACCGTATATCATTTTTCCTCGCAACACTAAAAAAATATAATAAGCTGGATTAAGATATCAATTAAGAAACCGGAAAGTTACCGGGAAGTTACGGTCGTTTCTCCGGCTTAACGAGCGTTTTTTATGAAATTATGCACATTATTCCGGTGATTCGGGCAAAAGTCAAACCATCCGCTATAGCAAATGCTATATTTTCGTACAGCGCCGGGAAGGGCGCTTTTTTCATGCCTTTACGAAGGGAGCGGCCTATGAACACGGTCTGCGCGCGGGCGAGGAGCCCCACTTGTAAAACGTAGGAGGGACGACGGTGGCGGTACGTATCGGACGCCAGACTCCCACCCAGGCGGTGATCCTGCCTTACCGCTTTTCAAAGGGCAGGGAGGCGGTAAAGCTCTACGAGCAGTCCGGACGCAAGGCGCAGCCGTGGCAGGTTTCGCTTTTGAAGGACATCATGAGCCTCACCGCCGACCAATTATGGACGCACACAAAATTCGGTTATTCGCTGCCGCGACGCAACGGCAAAAACGAGGTCGTTGTAATGCGGGAGTTCTGGGGGCTTGCGCACGGTGAGCAGATCTGCCATACGGCGCACCGGACCACCACCTCGCACGCGGCTTGGGAACGCCTTTGCAAGGTGCTCGGCGAAGCGGGCTATGAAGAGCTCGGCCGGAAGACCAAAAACGAGATTCCGCCCGCAAAGAGCTTTCGCACCTGCAAACGGCACGGCCTGGAGACCGTTGAGCTGACGAACGGCGGGCGGATCAGCTTCCGCACCCGTACGGAGAGCGGAGGCCTGGGCGAAGGCTACGACCTTCTGATCATCGACGAAGCGCAGGAATATACACAGGCACAGGAATCTGCGCTGATCTACACGGTATCGGACAGCAAAAACCCGCAGACGATCCTTTGCGGAACGCCGCCCACAACGGTGAGCGCCGGCACGGTGTTCGTTGATATGCGCAACGACGCCCTCGCCGGGCGAACCGAGGACGTCGGCTGGGCCGAATGGGGCGTGACCGAGGAACCGAAAAACGTTCGTGACGTCGAGCTGTGGTACGAAACGAACCCGTCGCTGGGATCGATACTGACCGAACGGAAGATCCGCGGCGAGATCCGCGGCGATACGCTCGATTTCGTGATCCAGCGCCTCGGCTACTGGTACAGCTATACGCTTTCTTCCGCGATCACGAAGGCGGAATGGGAGGCCATGGCCGTGCCGGAGCTGCCGGAGCTGAAGGGCAAGCTGTGCGTCGGCATCAAATACGCCAAAAAACTGCCGAACGTGAGCATGGCGATCGCCGTGCGCACCTGGGACGATAAGATCTTTGCCGAGGTAATTGATTGCCGTCCCGTGCGGGACGGCGACAGCTGGATTCTTTCGTTTCTGAGCAAGGCGGACGCTGCGCAGGTGGTTGCGGACGGCGCCGCTTCGCAGCATCTGGCGGAGGAGATGCGTCAAATGGGCCTGAACGCGCCGCTGCTGCCGAAGGTGGCCGACGTGATCGAGGCAAACGCGCTGCTGGAACAGATGATGAGCGACGGCAAGCTTTGCCACAGGAATCAAGCGTCATTGACCGACAGCGCGTCTAATTGCGAACACAGGCCGATCGGCACCGCAGGTGGCTTCGGGTACCAGAGTATCCGCGACGAGATCGACGTCTCTCTGCTGGAGAGCGTGATCCTTGCGGCGTGGAGCTGCTCGAAGCAGAGCGAACGGCGCCGGCAGCGTGTTTCATATTAAACTACGCAAACCATGCGGTTAAATGGGAAGGAGTATAACATGGCAGAATTCAAAACAATCGAAACGCAGGAAGAGCTGAACGGGATCATCGAAGCAAGGCTGCAGCGTGAACGCGCGAAATATGCCGACTACGAGCAGCTGAAGAAGGATTCCAAAACTCTGAAGGAGCTGCAGGGCAAGAAGTATGACGATCAGATCACCGCGCTCAACGGTCAGATCCAGAAGGCGCAGAACGATCTCACCGCTATGAAAACAAGAGCCGAAGCAGCGGAACGGTCACTGCTCCGTTCCAGGATCGCGGCGGAGAAGCATCTCCCCGCGGAGCTGGCCGACCGGCTGACGGGCGACGACGAAGCCGCGCTGCGCGCGGACGCCGAAGTGCTCGTAAAGCTGATCGCGCCGGTACAGCCGCCCGCACCGCTGGCGGACCCGGGCTCGGGTACCGACACCGGCAAGTGGGGCGACCTGAGCAACGCGCTGAAATAACACTTTTAAGGAGGTAAACATATGAGCGCAAATACTATCACCCAGACCGGGACCCTGTTCCCGGAACAGCTTGTGACCGAGCTGATCAATAAGGTCAACGGCCATTCCACGCTGGCAAAGCTCTCGGCGCAGACGCCCCAGCCCTTTACCGGCGAAAAGGAAATGGTGTTCACGATGGACGACGAGGCCGAGATTGTAGGCGAAGGTGAGGCAAAGAACGCCGCGGACGCCAAATTCACCGAAAAGGTGATCAAGCCCATCAAGTTCGTCTATCAGCACCGCGTTTCCGACGAGTTCAAATACGCCTCGGAGGAGCGCCGTATCCGTTATCTGCAGGCGTTCGCCGACGGCTTTGCCAAGAAGATCGCCCGCGGCTTCGATATCGCGGCCTTCCACGGCATCAATCCCCGCAACAAGGCTGCCGCGTCCTTCCGCGGCACCAACAGCTTTTACGGCCTGCTCACCGGCGGCAGCGTGATCGCCTTCGATCCCGACACGCCCGATGAGAACCTGCAGGACGCCATCGACGCGCTTGTGGGTGCGGATGAGGACGTGAGCGGCATCGCCATGGCCCCCGCCTTTGCCGCGGCCATGGGCAAGGTGCAGAACGGAATCAGCGAATACCGCTATCCCGAATTCCGCTTCGGCGGCCGTCCGAACAGCTTTGCGGGTCTTGCCTGCGATACGAACAGCACCGTTCCCTTCGCGCCTCAGACGGTGGACAGCGACGTGCTTACCACCATGGCGGTTGTTGGCGACTTCGCCGGTTCGTTCCGCTGGGGCTACAGCGAGAAGATCCCGCTGGAGGTCATCGAATACGGCGATCCCGACGGCACCGGCCGCGACCTGAAGCGGTATAACGAGGTCTGCCTGCGCGCCGAAGCTTATATCGGATGGGCGATCCTGTTCCCCGAAGCGTTCGCCCTGATCCGCAAGACCGACGAACAGTAACGATCTGAGCTCGGAGAAAAAAACAGCCGAAAAGGGAGAACGAAATGAGCGAACGAACCGCATATGCAAGCGTGGAAGACGTTTGCGTTTTATTCAGACCGCTTACGCCGGAGGAGAGCGCGCGCTGCGCGGAGCTGCTTCCCGTAGTATCGGATCTGCTGCGGCAGGCTGCCGCGAATATCGGCCGTGATCTGGACGCGATGATCGCCGCAGGGGAAATCTACGGTACGGTCGTAAAGGCCGTTACGGTGGACGTAACCGCCCGCGTACTGCGCCAGGCCACCACCGGCGAGCCGATGAGCCAGGAGAGCCAGACCGCCCTCGGTTACAACTGGCAGGGTACGTTCGCCATCCCCGGCGGCGGGATCGCAAACGCGATCATGAACAACGATCTGAAGCGCCTGGGGCTGATACGAAAACAGAGAATCGGAGGGATCGAGCTGTATGACCCGGATCATGGGCGTTACGGTACTGCTGACGCAGAAAACGCAGACGGGAATTGACCCGCTGAAGGCGCCGGTATACACCGAAACACAAACGCCGGTGGAGAACGTGCTGGTAGGCCAGCCGACGAGCGAGGACGCCGCGACCGCGTGGAACCTTTACGGTAAACGCATTGCGTATACGCTGGCGATCCCGAAGGGCGATACGCACGTTTGGGAGGATACCGTTGTTACGCTGCCCGCGCCGTTTGCGGGAACGTACCGCACGGTAGGCTTCCCAACGGCGGGGATCGAGGCCAACATTCCTCTGGATTGGAACAAGAAGGTGCAGGTGGAGCGCTGTGAGTAAGGTGAAAATTCAGCTCCTGCCCGGCGGCGCAAAGGCTCTGATGAAGTCACCGGAGATCGTTGCAGAGCTTGAAAAGCACGCCGACGCCGCTTTGCGGCAGCTGCCGCGGGGATATGAAAAAAGCGTTTACCCGAACGGAAAATCCCGCGCCAACGTTTCCGTGTATACGGAAACCGAATCGGCAATGCAAGATAATGCAAAAAATAACAGCCTGCTGAGGGCGATCGGAGGCAAAGGATGATCGAAAAAACAGTGATCGACTACCTGGACAGCGTGCTTCCGGTTTCCGCATATGCAGAGATGCCGCAGCCGCGGCCGGAGAGCTTTTGCCTTGTGCAGCAAACCGGCGGCGGCGCGCGCAACCGGCTGAAAACCGCCGTGGTAGCCGTGCAAAGTTACGGCGGCAGCCGGTATGCGGCCGGCGTACTCTGCGATACGGTGATCGAAGCCATGGACGGACTTTCTGCGCTTCCCGAGATCGCCGGATGCAGGCTGAACGCGGCGTATCCGTTTCCGGATACGGACGAAAAGAAATACCGCTTCCAGGCGGTGTTTGACATCACATATTACTGAAAGGAGAAAAAAACATATGAGCAATAACGTTTCGAACGTGGCCGCCGGCAAGCCCAAGATCGGCGGCGCGGTTTATGCAGCGCCGGTCGGTACCCCGCTTCCTACGGACGCGACGACCGCGCTGAACGAAGCGTTCAAAAATCTCGGCTACGTCAGCGAGGACGGTTTGAAAAACGCGCTCGACGTGGAAATCGATACCGTGAAGGCCTGGGGCGGCGACGAGGTACTGGTCACGAATAACGGTAAAACCGACACGTTTTCCTATACGCTGCTGGAGGTGCTGAATATCGACGTGCTCAAGCACGTATACGGCAGCGTGAACGTGGCCGGAACGCTTGAGAGCGGGATCACGCTGAAGGTGAACAACAGCGATACCGAGGACGTGGCCATGGTGTTCGAGCTGGTGCTGCGCGGCGCGCTCAAGCGGATCGTGGCGCCCAAGGCGCACGTGACCGAGGTGGGCGAGATCACCTATGCCGACAGCGACGCGGTGGGGTATGAAACCACGATCACCTGCCAGGCTGACGTCGAGGGCAATTCCCATTACGAGTATATCAAGAACGCTCCTGTCGCAACGTCCGGAGGCGGGAACGGATGAGCCAGCTGAACGTAAAAACGCCCTGCGGGTTTGAGGCCCGCGTGAACGAGGACGCGTTAAAGGATCTGGAGATCTACGATACAGTCCGGCAGTTTATTTCCGATCTGGACGGCAACCGTCCGCCGGATATCCGCGCAACGTGCGAGGCGCTGCTGGGAGACAGCGGCTACCGCGCTTTCGTTTCTTTTGAAAAGAAACATGCGGGCTTCGTGCGCGTTGACCATGCCACCGAGCTGATCAACGCCGTGATCGATGCGCTGAACGGTAAAAAAAAATAGCGGTATATGCCTATTTTGAAGCGAAGGACGCCGACGCGCTCGACTGTGATTTCGCGGAATACTACGGCGTTACCGACCGACAGACGCTGCCGCTGAAAAAAGCGGCGGCGTTTGCTTTGGGCCTGCCGCCGGAAAGCCGCACGAAACGGCAGCTGCACGGTGGCGGATGGGACCTGAAGACGCAGCTCCTGGCAATGGCGGTGGATCGGCTCAGCGAACTGGTATGGACCAAAACGAAAGACGCGCTCCACGGCAGAAACAAGCCGAAAAGCGTGCTGCGTCTGCTGCTTGATAATCAGGAACAAAAAAGCGAACCGGAAACGGTCGCTTTCGATTCCCCCGAGGCGTTTGAACGCGCCAGGGAGGAAATGATAAAAAGTATGAACGGGGGGAGCGTATGAGCGAGGGAACCAACCTGGCCAAGGCATACGTTCAGATCGTGCCCTCTGCGCAGGGGATCAAAAGCGCTCTCGGGGAAATGCTCGGCAATGAGATCGGAGAACCGTCGAAAAAAGCCGGTTCCAAAGCCGGTTCGAATATTGTCGGCATGATCAAAAAGGCCGTAGCTGCCGCCGGGATCGGCGTCGCTATCAAAAAAGTGGTGGGCGAAGCGCTTAGCGAAGGCGCAGCCATGCAGCAGAGCATCGGCGGCATCGAAACACTGTTCGGCGCCGGTGGCGCGAACAGCGTACAGGAATATGCCCGCAGCGTAGGAAAAAGCGTAACGGAGGTGCAGGATACCTACGATTCGCTGAAGGCGAGCGAGGAGAAAATGCTTGCCTTTGCCGATAACGCATGGAAAACCGCGGGCCTTTCCGCGAATGATTATATGGAGACGTCCACTTCATTCGCGGCGAGCCTGCTCTCTTCTCTTGACGGCGATACGAACGCCGCTGCGGAGGCGGCAAACAAAGCCGTGATCGCCATGGCCGACAACGCCAACAAGATGGGCACCGATATGCAGAGCATACAGAACGCCTATCAGGGGTTCGCCAAGCAGAACTATACAATGCTGGATAACCTCAAGCTCGGTTACGGAGGCACCAAAACAGAAATGGAACGCCTGCTTGCCGACGCGGAAAAGCTCAGCGGCGTCCATTATGATATCGATAATCTTGCCGACGTATATAACGCCGTGAGCGTGATTCAGGATAAGCTTGGTATCACGGGCACAACGGCAAAGGAGGCGGCCAGCACGTTTTCCGGTTCCATGGCCTCAATGAAGGCGACGGCGCAGAACGTATTGGGCAAAATGGCGCTCGGTGAGGATATCGGCCCGGCGTTACAGGCGCTGGGTGAAAGCGTAAAAACGTTCGTCACGGGGAACCTCGTGCCGATGCTCTTCAACGTTTTGTATGCGCTGCCGGGGCTGGCGGATCAGATGCTCGGTATGTTTATGAAACTGATCGACCGGCTGCCGGGGCTGCTGCGGAGGGGAACGGAGGCGGCCATGCATATTCTGACCGGCCTCATGGAACAGTTGCCTACTCTTTTTGCAGACGTGTTGCCCGCCGTGAATACGGTTGTCCTTGCGCTGGCGCGGACTGCACCGGGGTTGATCAGCGCGTTTACCGGTATGCTGCCTGAGCTGATCAGCTCATTTACGACTTTTTTGCCGTTGCTGCTCGATTCCGGAATGCAGCTGCTTACAGCCGTTGCGGACGGCATCATACAGGCGCTGCCGACGCTGACCGCGCAGCTTCCCGTGCTGATCACGTCGCTTTTGACGTTTGTTACCGAAAACCTGCCGACGATCATTGAGACGGGTGTGCAGATCCTTCTGGCGCTGATCGACGGGCTGGTGCAGGCCATCCCCGCGCTGGCGACGGCGATCCCGCAGATCGTACAATCCGTCGTAACGCTGATCATGACCAATCTTCCTACAATCATCACCGCCGGGATACAGATTCTTACGGCGCTGATCAACGGCATTATTGCCGCCCTGCCGCAGCTGATCGTTATGATACCGAATATTCTGCAGTCGCTGCGGGTGGCGATCCTTGAGAACTTAGGGGTGCTTATTGAAGGCGGCGTGCATATCCTTACGGCAATTGTCGACGGGATCCTGTCGCGCATCGGCACGCTGATCAAAGCCGGAATCGAGCTCGTGAGCACGATCTGGGAGCAGCTGAAGGCGGCGCCGAAGAAGATGCTCACCGTGGGCGCCGACGTTGTGAAAGGCATCTGGAGCGGCATCAGCGGCAGTTTTACGTGGATCAAGAACAAACTCAGCGAATGGATCGGAAACATTACCGATTTCATCAAAAAGCTGTTCAAAATCGGTTCGCCCAGTAAGCTGATGGCGGACGAGATCGGTAAATTCCTGCCCGCCGGCATTGCCGTAGGCGTAGATGCGAACGCGACGCTTGTGGACGACGCGTTTCAGGATATGGCAGGGAAGATCGACGCGGAGGCGAGTTTTTCACCCGTGCTGCAGCGCGTGCTGCGCACGGACGGCTTCGGCTTTACCGATATGCCCGGCGCGGACGCGGAACCGATGCGGGAGAACGTCCGTTCGGAAGAGCTGCTGGAGCAGATCCTTGAGATCCTTGCGCAGCTGCTCGCGCTTTATCGCGGGACGCCGGAGAACACAGACGGCGTCCTTGAGACGCTGATCGCTTATCTCGATCAGCGGTTCGGGCGCATCAGCGCAATGAAAGCGAGGGGTGTCTGATGGTAAAACAGGAATACGGGATCTCTTTCAACGGTTTGCACTCGTGGCGCGATATGAACCTTGCCATGGAGGAACGGCAGGAGATCGGCGCGCCGGAGCCTGAATTATACGTGTATGAGATCCCCGGCAGAAACGGTCTGCTGGATCTTTCGGAGGCAATGACCGGACGCGTCAGTTATAAGAGCCGCACGCTGACATTCAGCTTCGTGATGATGGACGACGCCAAACGCTGGGCGTCGCGCTACTCGGAAATCTTGCAGGCGCTTCACGGTAAACGGATGCGGATCGTATGCGACGACGACCCGATGTATTATTACGAAGGCCGCGTACAGGTGGATCCCGTGAAATCCAGCCGGTATCTTGGAAAGATCACTCTGACCGCGCAGGTGGATCCTTATAAATACGAAACGTTTTCCTCTGTGGAGCCCTGGCTTTGGGATCCGTTCAGCTTCCGCTTCGGCGTTATCCGTAATTACGGACGGCTGACGGCCGATGGGGCGCTGGATGCGGAGCACAGCATTGCCGTGAGCGGTACAAAGGTGCTTAACGTAATAGGCAGCCCCATGCCGACGTCTCCGGTGTTTTACGCGATCTCTTCGGACGGAAACGGGATCAGCGTAACCTATAAGGGCACAACCTACCCGCTGTATCTGGTGGACGCCGAGCATACCGTTGCAGGTCATAACGTGATCGAAGGGCCGCAGACCGGCCCTGTAAATATTTCCCGTAGCGACGTCGATTTCAATTGGCATACCGGGGGAATGTGTTATCCCGCGATCGAAGTTCTGGACGGAGAGCAGACGATGAGGTTCACCGGCAACGGCGCCGTCGCTGTGGAATACAGAGGAGGGCGCCTGTAATGTATGAGATCCGGAGCAGCGCGGGGCTGATATGGCACCCGCGCAGAGACCGAAACGATCACGCGGTCATGGCTGCCAACGTGGCGCTCGAGCTGAACAGGGCCGGAAGTATGACGTTCCGGCTGCCGCCGAGCCATCCCGCCTTCGATCTGCTGCCGGCGCTGTCTTCGGAATGCTGGCTTCTGCAGGACGGGGAAGAATTTTTTCGCGGCCGTGTGCTTTACAGTGATCGGGATATACGAAACTGCAAAGAGATCGTTTGCGAGGGACTTCTGAACGTGCTGAACGACGAATGCCTGCGGCCGGAGGATCTCTCCGGCAGCGGCAGGTACTCCGGCAGCGCAGCAGGATTGATCAATAAGCTCTGCACAGCCTATAATTCCCGGCAAACCGGGGCGGTACCTTTCGTCCGTGGAACGGTGGACAACTTCGGAACGGTTGTTTGCGAGGCCACGGACTACCCGAAGATCGGCGATTTCCTGCAGGACGTGATATCGGCATACGGTGGATACGTATCTGTGCGGCGTGTCAACGGGCAGAATGTGATTGATTATACCCTGACCAGCGGTGCGGCTGGTGAACAGGCGATCCGTTTCGGCGAAAACCTGCTGGATCTGCAGGAACACGTTTCCGGGGAGGACGTCTATACCGTGGTGATCCCGCTCGGAAAAGATCAAGGGGAAAACGCCGGACGTCTGACGATAAAACGGGCTGCCAACAGCGGCGGCCGGGATTATATCGAGAACGCCGCAGCCATAGCCTCGTTGGGCGTCAGAGTTGCGAGAGTTGTGACGTTTGACGAGATCGACGATCCTGACGAGCTCTATGCCGCCGGAGTATCTGTTTTTTCACAGGGCGGGGGGCTCGTAACCGGGATCACGCTTTCTGCCGCGGATCTGCGCGACGGCGGCGTGGAAACAGACAATTTGCGGCTCGGTAAGATCCACAGGGTTCAAAGCATCCCGCACGGGATCGATACGAATATGCCACTTACAAAGCTGGACGTCGATCTGATGCGTCCGGATGAGGCGAATTATACGTTCGGGATCAGAACAATGAGCCTGACGGATCAGGTAAGCGGCAAGGCGGTTCGCAGGTCACAGCATTTATAATATAAGG